TTATACCAAGTGTTACTAGTTTTATTGGCAATGGCAATGTTACCACTATTGTTTTCTACTCTTCCATATTCTAAACCAGCATCTTTGAATATAATATCTCCACCTCCACCACCACCTTCTCCATCAGCGTCAAGTATGATGTCTGTCGTAGCGTCAAGTGTTATAGAGTTTGAAGAAGCTATAGTAATTTTAGTTCCATCACCTGATATATTTTCTCCAGGGTCACCAAAATCTATGGATTTATTTGAAGGTAATGTTAATTTGTTGTTAAGTGTTATGCCTGTATCTGGATTATGTGTAATAGTAGTATCTTGGTCGTTACCTAAATAAATTACTCCACCATCAGCTAAATATAAATCTGAAAATCCTGAAGAAGATGTTCCTAATACAGCACCATCATTTACATTTGGTTTGAATTCTGTTGTAGCCATATATGTACTTGAAACAATATATGATGATACGTTTAGTGTACCAGAAACGTCTAATGTTGTTCCTGGACTTGTTGTACCAATACCAACTTTACCAGCTGTAGTAAGTGTTAATACGTCTGAATTGGTTCCTACATCAAAACCAAATTTCCATTCAGATGAATTATAATAACCTTTTAATGCTGTATGTCTATTATTATTTTGATAAAAACCAATACCAACACCAGCCCCACCAGCATTAGCATTATCAACTTGTAAAGCATAAGTAAGCGTTGATTCATTTACTTGACTATGTAATTTAGAATGTGGACTTGTTGTACCTATACCAACATTACCACCCATTAATGTTGTAGTACCAGTAGTGTTTAATCTTAATTGATTCGTGGTATGAGCATAATGAATATATCCAGCAAAGTCTGAGGCACCATCTCCAAAATATAAACTTTGTACACCACCATCTTTAAATTGAATTTTAGCATCATTTCCACCACCAATAGTTAATGCTTGTGACGGACTTGTTGTACCTATACCAACTCTATTATTTGTAGAGTCAACATATAAAGTATTTGTATCTACTGTTAAACTATCAGATACTAATGCACCTGTTATAGTTGTACCAGTTGATGTTGTTTGAAATTTTACACTATTTGAGTGTCTTAACGCAACACCACTTGAAGCAAATGTGGCTGTAGTCTGACCGGTTGAAGTATCAACTGCTCTTAAAAAATTTGATTCAATTTTTAAATCACCAGAGCCAGCGTCTTTAATATAACTATTAGTGCCATCATGGTAAATTTGTAAATCACTACCGGTACCTACATTAAGTTTACCATTATCGCCTAAATTAATATTACCTGTAGTAGTAATTACAATATTATTGGCTAAATTATCACCTGTAAGGGTTGAATTAAGTATATCTGATGATGTGATTGAGTTGTCTAGTATGCTTGATGAGATGATTGTATCTTCACCAATTACAGTTACTCTTACTGGAGGTTTACCAAGATAGGAGGCCATTCTATGCGATCTCCATTATACTTAAAGTTGTATCTACACTATTCGCTGTGTTAGATTTAACTTTTAAAATATCTGTGGTCTCCATGACATACTTATTTCCTGACATTATTTCTAAAGAAGCTTTAGCAGGAATTTCAGCATTTGTTACAACACTAACGTTATCACCGTCACCATTTTCTATATTAACTGTTACTTCAATATTTACTGCAGCAATATTTGAAAGAGTAAGACCTAAAACTATAGCAGTTGTAGTTGAAGGTGTAGTATAAACAGTTTGAGAAGTATTAGCAGCTGTACTTCCACCTGTTTTTGTTTTTAGTTTAAATGTATTTGCCATATATTATCCTAGTGCTATTGCTAAAGCAGTTGCCTCGTCAATATCATTAGAAGCTACTTGAACTATGTTGTTTGAAGAGTCCCTAACGTAAATTTTTTTATCAGTCGTATTTACAGCAACTTCTCCTACTACTATGTCGGAAGTAGTTGGAACATTATTTGCTGACTCATTTTTTTTTAATTTTATAACTGTTGCCATAGTAAATTAACTCCATTAGTACTAACGTAATTGTTATGAATAAGTTCCGCCGTCAATAATTGTTACTGTTACCACACCTGTACTTACTGCAAAGTTATCAGTACTAAATGAAGCAACACCTTTATTTGAAGAAGTTGCTAGTTCAGCTGCGATAGTTAATGTATCTCCAGATTGTGAAGTATCTATACCCTCGCCACCTGATACTGTTAATGTATCTGCCAAATCAATTGCTTGTGTACCAGAATCTCCAGCAACTGTAAAAGTATTAGTTGTAAAACTAGTAGGTAAAGTAAGTGTTTTGCCTGATAAATCTAATGTGCCAGCAAGTTTTCCAGCTGTAACAGCAAGATTAGCTATTTGGTTAGTACCAACACCTGAAGCTTTAATTTGTAAAGCGTCACCTGATACTTCAATTGATGAATCATCTACAGCAACATTTAAAGTATTACCAGTTTTTGTTAAAGCAGTACCAGCAGTAATTTGACCAGCGCCAGAGAATTGAGCAAATAGAATATTAGTAGTACCTAATGTAGGTGTACCATTGTGAGTAGCAACATAACCATTTTCAGCATTCGTTGTACCATCTTCAACAAAGAAGAATGTTCCACCTGTTAATTCAGCAGCTGTGTCAGCGTCAGGTCCTCTCGTTAATACGAAAGCAGCCGAACCACTACCAGTTGTTGTAACTGTGTATATACCATTTTGAACAGCACTTGCTTGATCTTTAATTAAAACTCTATCGCCTGCAGTAACAGTAACACCGTCAATTGTTAAAGCACCATTGGCGTTAGCAGTGATTGTTCCATTACCATTATTATAAGTTGAAGTAGCAAGAGCTGTTATTGTAGCAACTCTAACTGATTCTTTAACATCTAAACCATTCGCAACACTATCAACGTATGCTTTAGTAGCAGCGTCTTGTGATCCAGAGGGATCAGTTACGTTTGTAATTCTACTTGAGTCAACATCAACAACACCAGTGCCTTTTGGACTAAGTTTTAAGTCAATGTTTGTATCGCCACCTGAAGTAGCAATCTTAACAGCATTAGATGTAGCTGCGTTAGTAATTTCTAATTCATTAATAGCAGATGTTTCTGTTTGTAAAAGAATTATCTCATTACCGTTAGCATCAGCAATAAAACCACCGTCAACAAATTTAGGTGTCACAAGGGTTTTGTTACTTAAAGATTGTATGTTATGTCTTGTTACAACCGTATTATCAATAGCAAATGTTACTGTGTTATTAGTAGCTGTACTAGAGATACCATTTCCACCTGCTAATGTAAATGTTTCAGCATCTGTGATGGCAGTTGTACCTGTGTCACCTGCTATATCAACATCTACCGCAAGAACTTGTGCATCTATATAAGTTTTAACTGCTTTAGCTGAAGGAATTGTATCATCTGATCCAGAAACAGTTGATATATCTGTATCGATAACGCCTGAAGCAAAATCAGCTACTTCTAAATTTGTTATTGAGTTGCCTGTTGCGTTAGCATCAAATGTTTTGTTTGTAAATGTTGTTGTAGATGTACCAGTAGCAACAGTAACAAAACTTAAAACACCACCAGAACCATTAGTTTGTATAACTTGATTGGCAGTTCCATGAGCATTTGGTAATGTAAAAATAACATTACTTGCTAAAGTATTAGGAGCTTTAATGGCAGCATAACTACTACCGTTGTTAGTACCTTCATTGAATTTTAAAGTACCACCAACTGTTGTACTATTACCTATAAGAATTTCATCTATTGCTTTGTTAGTATCAACTATTAAAGCTGATGAAGCAGTTAATGTACCATGTACATGATCTAGTTTATCAGCAAAATATTTTCCACCAATTACCGAGATAACGTTTGAATCTCCGTTACTATCAACTCCACCTTCTCCAACGAATAGTCTATCTCCTAGATTAGATTGAGTACCTGTAGAATAAGTATAGGCTAATTCTCCAAGTTTAAGGGTAGAGGGTGCTGTTGCTCCTGCGGATCGTTTAATCTGAATTATTGTTGCCATTTAATTTCTCTCTTGTTAAAATGATCCACCAGTTATTGTTAAAGTTCCTGTGGCTGTTATTATTTCATTTTTTGTTACAAATTTATCGGATGCAGCATCATATTGTATCATGGCACCGTCCACTAGGTCCGTGACATTCACGTCATTTAATTGTTTAAAAGTTTGAGAAACTACTGCACTAGGTACAGATATAGAAACCTGTTTAGGTCCAGACGAATCACTTGAATTGATTTGTGCTCTAAGGGTTGAATTACTTGAATTAATTTTTGCTGTAGCCATAAATCTCTCTCTTTTGTATAGTATATTTATAATAACTATTTATCAAAGATTACGTGGCAACTGATGGACTAATTGTAATAATTCCTTCAATAACTCTAGTAACTGTGCTATCGGAAGTCTTTAATATCTCTATATCATAGACATATCTAGCAGGCGCTTCAAGAGCATTTGTTTGATCTGCTGATAATAAGAGTGTAATTATACCAGTTGTCGGATCAGAATTGATTGTAGTTGTAAAAGATGTTCTGGTTGATGTACTAGAGTAGCCTTTTGCTAATTTAGCAATAGCACTATATCCAGTTAAATCAAAGACATCACCGCTACTCCCGATAACGGTAACATCAGTTGTGAAAGTGGTTCCCTGATCAATCCTTAGGTTTGCTGTCGCTGCCATTAAATTCTTCTAATCCTTTTTTAATCTTATCATTATAATGATTAGTTAGAACTTCAATTTTCTCTAGTTCCATTTCGTGTCGTATTTTTGATTGTTGTATTTCTTGTCTAGCAACAAGACCATTTCTAATCACTAATGGTAATGCGTTTAGGCTATATTCTTTTCCATCAATTGTTATCAAATCAGTTATTGCTTGTTGTGTTGGCGCTGCAGCTGGTGCTGTAGCTATTGTTTCTTGTTTTACTTCTTCAGTCATAAATTACTCCGTTGTGTTATTATATAGTTATTTATAAAGGTTTTTAAGCCCCTGCTCCGTGGACAGTTTTAACGACAGTACCTGCCGAATTTAATATTTGTAAAGTAGAAAGATTTTTCATTTGAACAGAACCAACAGCATCATCTGCCATCATAGCTTCTGAAACTACGTCTGTTGAACCTGAAGAAACAATTGTACCGGTTTCATCTGGTATAGTTAGTACTCTATCTGCTGTAGGATTAGCAACTGTTAATGTTGTTTCACTAGTATTATTTGAAGACCCTTCGAAAATAATAGTTCCATTTGTTGTAATTTGTATACCTGAACTTGTAAGACCTGACATAGTTGTCGTTCCAAGTGTAGTTAATCCAGTTACGTTTAATGTACCTGTTGTTGTTAAATTTTCATTACCGAAAGAAATAGCGCCACTTGAATCTGTTAATGAGCCATTCGCAAGGGTAACGTTACCAAAAGTATGTGATGTACCTGAAACACTTATACTATCGGTTAAATTTAATGTTAATGTATCTGTAGCTGAAACTACTGCGTTTATGTTTGAAGAACTGGCTAGGTTAATAGTTTGACCAGCACCAATAAGTTGTGAAGTTGTACCATCATTAATATAAAACCCTTGAGCAGCCGCTACAACTCCCGCAAGTTCAATAACAGCACCTACAACAGTCGTAGAAGATAATCCTGCACCAGCTAGTGTTGCTGCATCACCAAAATCTAGTGATGTCATATTATTAAACTCTGTTCTAAAAGTTTCTAATGTGTCTGTTAATGCTATTGTTCTAATTGCCATTTTACTTTTTTGTTATTCCTTTTAATAAAGACTTAATTTCTTTTAATTCTTCCTTTAAACTATTTATCTCTTTAACTGCGTGTCTATAATCATCACCATTTTTTTGTCTAGCTTTAACTCTTGCTAAATACACTGAATATTCACTTGTATTAGTATTAACAATAGCGTTTGAACTAACATCTCGTACTAAACTATCATATCCTTCTACTTTTATTCTTAACATACTATATCGCCAGAGCAATTGCTCTAAAGTCTTTTAATCTCGCTGGAAAAGCGGAGTTAGTTCCATTAAACACAATTTTAATTTGGAATGAAGTAAAGTCATGTGTATTCGAAACACTAAATTTGTGATCTTTAAAGTTATTATCTAATGTAATATCTCCCGTAGATGGATCAACAGTAACATCTGAAGTTCCGTCTGTATTAAATGGTGTAAATTCAATATCTTCAATTCTTCTAGTTTCGTCACCACCGGATAAACGGTAATATGCTTTAATAGTAGAAGTTGAACGTACACTTGCAGCAACTCTTATATCTAAAGCAGTTGATGTATTTGCTAGAGCAATACTTTTTGTAATGTAAGCGCCTTCTGACGAACCACCTTCTATCGAAGTATCATCTTCATAGTCAACAGTGTTTGTAATTTTTGCTACAACACTTGAACCACTTGCTGGTGCAACAGCCATAGTTAAAGTTGTACCTGAAACTGTAAAGTCATCAACCGGTTGTAATTTTTCTCCATTTTTTTTCACTGCTAATAAGTGAACACTAGTTGGAGTACCTGAAAGTGTGAATGTTGTATCTGAACCATCTCCTGTAAATGTGTTTGTAGAAGAAACTAAAGGATTGTTTAATCTATTAGCAATTACAAAAGCATTTAATCTCTTAACATCAATTACTGGTGATAAGTTAGCATTACTTGTTGTAATAGCTAAATTTTCAAATAAAGATTGAGAACTAGCCATTTCATTTGTTTCATTAATACCACTTGCAACCATTCGAGGTACACCAAAATAAATATTGTCACCATTTACTACTTGATGTATTGATGAAGCAGCTTGTAATACAAATGGAGTTTCTACGCCATTTACTGAACGACCTTTTGTTGTTCTTAATGTTGGCGATAAAGTTGTTCCTGGGTGTACTACACTTCCTATTTGTAATTGAAGTACATTAAATAATCTATTTTGAGTGGCTACAATAGTTGAACCTCCAATATCACCTGAAGCATTTGCAGTACCTGCTGTAGTAATATCATAACTGTCTAAAGTTATGTTTGTTATAGATGTGTAAGTTCCATTGATAGCTGAATGTGCAATACCGTTATATGTTCCAGATGCAATACCTGAAATAGTTACGTTATCTGTTGTAGAGTGGTGTCCATGATTTTTATGGAATACTCTAATTAAACCTGTTCCATTAAATGTTCTAATTGAATTCGTATTAAGTATTTTAGTTGGTAGTACTTTATTTGCTACCACAACAGTACTAGATTGATTAGTTGTAAATACAGCTTTCTTTAAATTAAATTTCAAGTCTTCCATTTGTTCAGGAGACCAAGTTGAATTATTAGCAGATTTGAATAATACACCTAAAGCAGGTTGTTTTGATACCGTTCTATCTGAAACTAAAGCAGTTTCACCTAATCTAGCAACATATACTGTGTAATCAGATGATTCTGATTTTAAAACAATACAATACTCTACACCTTCATTTAAATACACAGGTGAATTGAATGTAAATGTTGTTGATGTAGTTCCATCTGTACTTAAATTAATGTCAGCTGGGTTTAAATATTTTTGTGAGAATGGTACGATAGTTGAACCTGGATATCCATTAACCATATTTCTAATTTCTGCTCTTACCGGAATTGTAGTAGATTTTGTAGCAAAGTAAACATCTAAACTTGTAACAAATGTGCCATCTGCTGTATCGATAGAAAATGATTGTGCTAAAGGATCTCGGTTAATCATTTGTACTGATCTACTTGTGACTCTACTAACCGTACTCGTTTGAGATGTTTGAGTTCTTACAGTTACAGCTTCTCTCGTAGATATAATACCTTCTCTAACAGTTTCTTGTAAACCTCTAGCAACATAATCAGCCTCTCCTGAAGTTGCTGATGCTGTAACATCATTAGCATTCGTAGATGAACTTGTTAATCTGAATACTCTTGTTCCAGTACGCCATCTTGGATTTGAATTTACTTTAGAATCAGGTATAGC